TCCTTTAGACCATAATCTATCATAAAACCATACTTCATCACACCATTTAGTATTAAATTTGTCTAATGTGTTTTTACTAATATTACCCTTTACCCAATAATCTAATTGATAATCTTCCCATTTTTCAGAGTATTTTATAGATGCTTTTAGAGTTTCACCTCTTTTATCATATTCATGTTTTAAAATAGGTATTTTCTTAGATATAACTATGTCAGAATATATTTCTAATAATACTTCTTTAAAGTTTAGATTTTTACCAGATAAAGATTTTATTTGCTTTACAAAATCTATAACATCAAAAGGTTTATTAGATTTACCAAAATCTCTACATACTAATCTTCCACCATAATATGATATGACAAAACTAGGATTGTTTTCTTCTCTAAATGGAGACATATATAGCTTATGTAGCTCAAATTCTCCAAAATAAAAAGTAAGAATTTGTTCATCTGAAACTATACTATTCAGATCTGCTTTAGTATATATATTTACATTTTTTAGATCATACATTATCCTGTTTTTTAAAAAGAGAAAGGGAGATATTTCTACCTCCCTAACTCATGGCAATAAAAAAGCGATATTAAATACTTGTAATTTCTTTAGCATGTACACCATTAGGTACTGCAGCAGCACCCATAGAAGCAGTCTCTTTAGAAGTCCACTTCAATGTACACTCACCAGTGTCTACTTTTTGCAAAAACGGTACGCTATCTGATACTTTAGTGTAACCAGCTTTGTCAGTGTATGTTTTAAGATATAACAAAGGACTATCTTTTGCTATACCTCTATTCAACATACTGCAATAGCTTTTAGCTAAAGCCTCAAATGAAGAACCATCTATTTTTGCAAAGTCTTCTTCGCTTAAATTGAATTTTGTGGCTATATGTCTCAACTTAGTATTAAAGTTTTTAACCAATTCTGCTTCCATTTCATCAAAGGTTTGACCTTGACGAGGTGTTAAGTTTGAAGCATTTACTGGAAAAATCCTTTGAAGCTGAGTACATAAACCATCTTCAGTTACATAGGTTAAGTCTATAACCGTGTTGTTGTTTGCTAATTCAGATACTTCAGCTTTCAACAATCTACATTTGTTGTCAACTGCAGCATCGAAATAACCTCTTGTGCCTACTTTGTCGGCAGTAATACCATAATTCATTATATATATAAATTTAGTTACTAAATACTTTATCCCAATAGGTGATAAGATTTCCCTTTTCATCTAATTCGGATATTACAAATTCTTGATTTCTTAATCTTTCTATTCTAGACCCAGTTAACATATCATTACCTCTGTTTTTAAAGGTTAATATGTTCTTTTTCCCATCTTTGTCTCTGTGCATTATTGCATTTGCGTCTGTATTTGCTGGTAAAGATACTTTTAATTTACCTGTAGCATTTAAATCTGTGTACTGTACAGATTCTCCATTTTTAATCATTGCTGAAGTCTTGGTATGCCCCAGAAGAACTAATGTCTCACATAGATCTCGAAAAGGATTAATCAATTCATCCATAGCTTCCCTTAACAACCCATATCCTTTTCCAAAATCTAATTCAGTAATATCATTTCCCTTATAACTTTCACCTTGAGGAGTTTGTTTATATTTCCAAGTTGCGTAAGCTGTGGCTATTTCCTCTAAAGATGTCAATTCATCTATTATTATTCTTCTATAGGCATAACCCTTGACTTCTTTATTTTTCTGTTTAATAGAGTCTACTATTTCACGTAATATAGTTACTGGACCTTTACCTTCTTTTTTACATAAAGCTTTTACATTTAAGAATCTACCACCGTAGTATTCTGCAGAATCTCCAACATCTATTAATAGAGAATCTGGTATCTGTAAAGCATTGCTAGTTTTTCCACACTTCATGTGTGATATTATCAATAAACTTTTTAATATGTCGTTATTTGGTTTTGAACTTGTTACTGGTAATTCTATCATTTAGATAACTTTTTAATTTGACTTATTTGTGATTCGAGTTCTTTAGTGTTTGGTTTTTCCAATTCCACAAACCTACCTGTAATACTATCAAAGTACACACACTTTATTATAGGTGTTTTTGTATACCTAGATACTACAACGTGTAGAGATCTATACCCTCCCTCGAAATCTTGTAGAGAGTACTTCATATGACTTTTTAAATGCTGAAAAGAGTTTGGATTAAATATAGCTATTAACATATCTGAAACTTCTTCTAATGAAGATGAATCTTTTAAATCTTCAGATTGTGGTTGTAAATCTTCTCCATTAAACTTCAATCTATCTACTCCTTTTATACCTCTATTTTGTTGTGAAACTAAAATAAATGTAAAACCGAATTGATTTTTAAATCCTCTAGCATATTCTTCTACAAATTTATCTATATTCTCTTTTTTAGACATTTTATCTTCTTTCTTCATTAAACCTAAATGGTCTACTATAACCCATACTCTTCTTTTTGATTTTGGTCTATATCTTTTTACTGATCTTTTTACTACAGATTTACCAAAATCATCTTTTACGTTGAAGGTGTTCCACTCTATTTCTCCATATTTTTCTGCTACGTTTAACAGGTGATTTCTTATACCTGTAGGATTGGTTTGACCAATATCATCTATAAACTCTATTCTACCCTCCTTAATAGTGTTACCTTCTTCGTCCTCTATTCCTAATAGAGGTTCTATATATATTTTGTATATTTTTTCTAAATACACGTATTCTTCTTCACTTAATTTATCATCACCATAACTATATACTTTAGTCCAGTGAATCCTATAAACTTTTTTATTTATATCTTCTGAAGCCTCTTGCTTTGAATGTATTAATGCAAAAGTACTTAATAATCTAGCTATTACCTCTGATCTACTTATTTCTATTGAATACCATATCCAATCTATTTCTTCTCCAGATAGATATGGATATACTATATATCTTTGTAAAACTAGAGCTGTTTTACCAGCTTTTGAAGATCCCATAATACCATATATCTTACCGTGTTGAGTATTATGTACTGCTTTGTCGAAATCAGGTAAACCACCTGGAACACCTCTATTTGCTCCAGCCATGCCTGCTCTAACTTCTTTTAAAAACTTACTCATACCTGTTGTAATCTATAATCTTCTCTAGTATCAATTGCATCGTCTATATCTAATAATTCTTCTGCTCTTGAAACAGGTTCACCGTCTTTAATCATCATAAAAAAGTTTTCCATTTTACCACAATAAGGTTTATCGTGTTTTTGTAACCAATAAGCTACTATACCCCTTACTACATCCAAACTAACTTTGTGTTTTTCTATAAAATTTTGACATGTAGTCTTTATAATTTTGCTATTACCTCTTAATTCTGGAGGCCACATTTTCTTTAAATCGTTAAACCATTCATCTGTAAAATACAATCTAACACCTAATATACTTTCTGCTAACTTACTAGGTTTTATATTTTCCAGAGTTAATCCATCTTTATCATTTACTAATTCTACTAAACCATTCACCATTAATTGATGAATAATTCCATTTGGTCTAACTTTAATTAACTTTAATAATTGTTCATCACTCAACTTCTACTATATTTATGTTTTTGTTGTTTAAATCCGCTAATGCTTTTTCCAGCCATGATTTTTCAACTGTATCTGAAGCACATAATATAACTATTTGTGCTATAAAATTTTCTATATACATCAAAGATCTACCTATTCTTTGAACGGTTTTGACATTTGATGAATTAGAGGTTAGTATTAATATTATGTCAATTTTAGGAAAAGTTACACCCGTATCTACCATATCTACAACAGATAGATGATTTATTTTATCATCCATAAAGGCTTTTAAACATGCATCGTCTGTTTTACTATGATAAGATAAAGGTGTTATTTTCTCAGCTTGTTTTATATTTGAACAAAATATTAATATCTTTTTATTTTCATTTTCTGCTAATATTTTTAATGCTAATCTTTCTTTACTTCTACAGTTTCCTATAAATCTCATTCTATTTATAGCATGAAATTTAGTTGGTTGACCTGAATCTATTAATAATCCTATTCTTCTAGTTATATATTTGTATCTCTCAGATTCTGTAGTGTAAAAAGACTTATCTACACCCATGCTATCTTTATATTTTACTTCTACATTTTTAGATATTGAATCTAATTTGTGATACATTATTGTTATTTCATATGGAGCTATAACTCCACTATCTACTGCATCGTCTACAGATAATTCGTATATTATATTTAACCTTAGAGTTTTAAATAATTCTTTCTTTTCATAATTATTTGGAAAAGTACCTGTACACGCTAGTATTCTTTTGTTTTTTAGTAGATGATGTAGTCCTTTATGCGTTAACCGTTGACATTCATCTAATATTACAAGATCATATTTTTCAGGATTACTTTTAGGTATAGAGTTATAACATATAATTTTTATATCAAATTTATAACCATCTCCCCACTGCTTAATTTCGTTAGGTATATCTATATCTCTTAGTTTTTGTTTATCTGTAACCCACAATACACTACCTTTAAAACTTTTTAATGCATCTATAATCATTTTAGTCTTTCCAGACCTCATAGCAGCTATTACTATACCTCTAAAATTATTTTCTATTATTTTATTGGTTGCTTCTTTTTGAATTTCATTTCTAGAGATCATTAATTGCTTTCTTGATTAGTTTAACAAACACTACTATATAAGTAACTATACTAACTGCAATAACTAAAAAGAGTAAAATTTCTGAAAATATGTTTTTCTCCATAATTATCCTCCTAGACTATCATTTTTTATATTACCGTCTTCATCAAAAGGATCTACTAATATTATTTTAACCATTTATGTTACAATAAATTATTTTCTTAAAATGAGTACATCTTTTTTCTATAATTTCTTTTACTCTAGTTATATCACCGCCTGCTAAACCACAACCTATCATATAAGGTAATCCTAATACAGCATGTGAAGTACCAAAAAAATGATTTATTTTTTGAAAACATAAATCTAAAGCTTCATAACTAAGAGGTATTGCATCTCCATAGAAAGGAACTCCAGGATATGCTTGAGTATATGCATTAACTACTATAACGAACTTTTTGTTTGGTTGAGACTCAAGTTCTTTATACGAATTAGATAAGGTATTTATAAACTGGTTTCTATATATTAAAAACTTTTGAGAATCTATATTTCCTAATTTATTTACATTTCTCTCTTTTTCCATAGGAAACTGATCACATCTAAAGTTTTTAGCCATATCTACTGCTACTCCTGATTTCATAGCACACATAGTATTACAACCGTGTGCTATGAAATCAAACATTCCTTCTTTAGCAAAATCTATAATATTTCCTTTTATTATTTCGCTAATCATGACAATAAGTATTTTGTGTTTCCTAACTTAAGAGAAACTAATTTTCTAGGATCTAACTTTCTATTCTCTCCTTTTTCGTTTATTACAGCTATATATCCAAATATATCAATAGGATTTACATAATTAGCTAGTTTATACTTTTTTTCTTCTATTATTCCACTTTTAGATACTTCTATAGTTATTAAACCATTTACTGTTTTAAGAGCGTGTAATACGTATTTAGCTAAAGCAGTTTTATTTGTAAAAAATACGTTAATTGCAGATTTACCTATACTATATATCCTATGAGTACCATTATCTTTATACTGTAAACCTTCTACAGTATTATTAGTATATATTTCATCTACCACATCTGATATATCATCTTGATACCATTTTTCAGATGGATATAGACGTCTCAAATGTTGTTTAATTTCTAAAGTTGTAGTTTGTGTAGTGTTTTCTAAAATAGATACTAAAATATCCTTAATTAATTGTTTTTTGTTATCTGTCATAGTTTTTAATTTTAATCCAATATATCATGTATATAAGTTAACTCTAACACTGTAGCTATTTCTGAAAATGTAAAATTCTCAAAATCATTTAAAGCACTTAATGTTCGATCAGTTTTTGATTCAAATTCGTCATTAATATTTCTTAACCACTCTGGAGTATTGGTTTGTGAGCTAGGTAAACAACCATATAGATTTTCATCTATAGTAAGTTGTTTATTTTTTGGTATAAATATTTTACAAGCAACACCTAAACAACAATAAGTATCTCTTCTTTGTAATTTTTCTTTACATTGTTTATATTTACCACTGTCTAATGCTTTAACCCATTTTTTAATATTTTTTTGTAATTTTAATCTTTCTGCCGTATATTTTAAAACTTCTAGTCCTAAAGGTGAATGAATTTCAAATTTAACAAGCACTGGATCTTTACTAAATTTATCTATAAAAATAGTTTCTGTATTATTATCTCCAGATTTTATAAATAATACATTTGCTACACCTTTTTCAGGATGATATACTTTTTTTAATTTATACAATGGTATTTTAGTCATATTAACTAATTTTTTAATTTAAATTCTAGATTGTATTAATAGTGATGACAGGAATAATGCTATTATACAAACACCTAATAATTCTAACATGTTAGATTTTTATTAAATTATTACGGATATCTTGAAGAGTTATTTGATTTTTGAATACACCATTCTCATAAATAGTTTTTAATTCTGAATCTTCTTCTTGTTCCCAAGAACATTCTTGATTTACAATATATTCATTATCAATTAATTTTACTTGAAGAAGTCCTTTAAGTGATCGCTTTACCCCATCATCCGTTATTGGATCTTTGTAAATGTTGTATCCAGTTTTTGAAATTCCTGACATTTTTTTATTACCTACTTCAAACCAAGCACCTTTAGCTGCGACACTTTATAAGTTACTTAGTTTGTTCCATTTTCTTTTTAAATAATCAACATTAGAAATATAATCTTTAAGAATTTTTAAATCTTTTTTAGTATTTATGTTAAGTTGAGAAAAACCACGTTTATTAGTTTTTATTTTACAATCTATATCATAAAATTCTTTTAATTTATCAGATATTAGTTGTAAAGTATTTAACCAGTTACCATGCAATTCTATTCTTAAATTTAACCAATTTTTATTTTCCCATATACAACCATCACCATCAATTAATCCTATAATAAAAGGTAATAAATTCTCTTTTGTATAGAATATTGATAAATCTGGGGGAAAATATGTTTTAGGTGCATTTATAGATAATATATTAAGCCATTTTTCACCAAATGATTTATCTCCTAATCTAAGATGCACAAAATTTCCTCTTTCGGAAATATTACAACCTAAAATATTAGATAATTTTAACAAATGTTCTTTATCTAAATTTGACAAAGTTATTGCTAATTCTCCTTTATGTGATATATGACCATCTGCTATTATAAATCCCCACCAATAACAACTTTTAGGATTTAACTGATTTAAAAATTCTAAACTTCCTTTTCTTTTTCTTGCAACTTCTGATTTTATTCCTAATTTAGAGGCTTCTTTCATTAAAGATTGGTAAGTTCTATTTGGAAACTGTTCTAAAAG